ATGAGAACGCTCATTGAGTGCATTCACCTTGTCCATGCCTGCCGGACCCATGCCGACCTGGTTCACCTCTTCGAGCAGCATGGTGGAATATGGCGGCGGCAGCTTATCAGATCAGAACACCGGACCCTCGTGCGTCATGCCCGGGAACGAGGAAGAGCTTTGGAAGGGATCGAGAATGAATGTATGGCCCTACAGCACTTTGGCATGGAAGCGCCTTCGACGCGCCAAGCTGGCACAGACTCCTACGTGTGAATACTGCGCGCCTGGGACACATACACCCGCCACGGTGGTGGATCACAGGAAGGCCATATGCGATGGCGGCGACCCTTGGGACATGGGTAACCTGGTGTCCTGCTGTGCACCCTGCCACAACCGCAAAACTGCCTTCATGGATGGCGCGGGGGGCAACCGGAGGCAAACCCGTGTTCCGGTCAAGGGATGCGATCCAGCGACGGGCCGGCCGTTGGACCCGGCGCACTGGTGGCGACAATGAGACATGACACATTTTGCCGTTGTCAAAATCATGACGTTGGCACGGTCCTTGTCGCGCTTTCGAGAAATCTCTCAGGGCTGCCGGCAAGGACCGTGTGCCCATCGTCGCGTAACGTTTCGCACATTTTGAGATCGGAGAAAGATCATGGGCCGAAGGGGTCCGAAAAGTAAACCGGATGCTCTCAAGATCCTGGAAGGAAATCCGGGAAAGCGAGCACTCAATCACAACCGGCCTGAACCTCGGGGGCGCCCGGCTTGTCCCGCTCACCTCTCCCTCGATGCTCAACGGGAATGGCGGCGGATCGTGTCGGCACTCCCTCCTGGCCTGGTGACTGCGGTGGACGTCCCTCTCCTGGGGGCCTTTTGTGAAGCTTGGGCGCTCCACAAAGAGGCGTGCGCCCATATTCATGTCGAGGGAGCCGTTGTGGATGGAAAGCAAAATCCATGGCTTTTGATCCAGGAGAAGCAAGTCAAAATCATGGCAATGATTGGGGGAAGGTTCGGGCTTTCTCCATCCGACAGAAATAACCTGAAGGCTCCGGAGCCGAAGGAGAAAGATTCCAAATGGGCCGGGCTGATAGGGTAATCGCGTTCATTGAGAACTTGCTCATCACCTCGGGCGAGCATGCCGGGCGACGGTTTCTCTTGCGCCCATGGCAAAAGGATATCATCCAGGGGATTTACGATCCTGTTTCCTCCGATGGACGGCGCATTGTTCGGCAGGCGCTTTTCACCTGCGGGCGTAAGAATGGCAAGACTCAATTAATCGCTGCGCTCGTTCTCGCGCACCTGGTGGGGCCTGAGCGGGAGCAACGTGGCCAGATATATTCCGCCGCGGCGGACCGGGAACAGGCGGCGCTCGTTTTCAACGAGTGTTGCGCCATGGTGCGGGCCGATCCTGAGCTTGAACGCCTGGTGAATATCATTGAGTCCACAAAGAGGATCGTCCACTATGGCAGCGGCAGCTTCTATAAGGCCATCTCCAGTGAGAGTAAAACGAAACACGGCCTTTCCGCCTCCGTAATCATTTACGATGAGCTGGCGCAAGCTCCGAACCGTAAACTCTACGACGTCCTGACGACCTCGACAGCCGCCCGGAAAGAACCCCTTACGATTGTCATCTCCACGAAGTCTTCCGATCCGCTTCACGTAATGTCGGAACTGGTGGGATATGGACGGCAGGTACGCGACGGTGTGATTCAAGATCCGACGTTTGCGCCCTTCATCTACGAAGTGCTGATGGATTGTCCGAATATCTGGAACGAGGAATGTTGGGCTCTTGCGAATCCAGCTCTCGGGGATTTCCGGTCCCTCTCAGAGATGCGGAACTTCGCCGAGAAGGCAAAGCGCATACCATCGCTCGAATCCGTCTTCAGGGCCTTATATCTCAATCAGGAAGTGGACGCCGACGAGCGTTTCATCTCCTCTGCCGATTGGGAAGCATGCGACGGCGCGGTGGATATCGAGCCCTTGCGTGGCCGTCCATGTTGGGCGGGCCTGGATTTGAGTTCCACACGGGATTTGACGGCGCTGGTTCTGTACTTCCCCGACAACGACGGCGCGGTGATTCCGTTCTTTTGGGTCCCTCTGGACTGCTTGGCCGAACGTGAGGACAAAGACCGCGTTCCTTACCGGACATGGCACAGGCGGGGATACCTCGAAGCCTTCCCCGGGCGAGCCATCGACAAGAAAGCGGTCGCCTTCCGCCTGGCCGAGATTTCCGCAATGTTCGACGTGCAAGGGGTGGCCTACGATATGTGGAGGATAGAGGATCTTAAGAAAATACTCGAGGATGAGGGGATTGACGTTCCCCTTTTACCCTTCGGACAGGGATTCAAAAGCATGTCGCCGGCGGTGGATGCTCTCGAAGGGCTGATACTTGCCGGGCGGCTCCAGCATGGAAACCACCCGGTTCTTACCTGGAATTGCAGTAATGCCGTGGTTGTGAAGGACCCGGCAGGCAACAGAAAAATTGCGAAAGACAAATGCCGCGAGCGTGTTGACGGCCTGGTTGCTCTGGTTATGGCCGTAGGGTTGCACTCACGGGAACATGGGCCGATCACGTATGACTTTGACCGGGACTTGGTGTTGAGTGCCTAGGGTTTCACGCCGGCTGCTTCACCACCAACGGTTTCTAGGAGTATTGCGTCTATGTCGTCATCGTTCAATACTTCCCTGTCGCGTAGCCAAGCAATCAATAGAGAGACTGCTTTGCACAGTCTATCAGATCCACGTTCATCTGTCAGGGTGTAGAACACTCTCTCTTCAAGCTTTAGACCATCATCCTTGTGTGTCCTGCTTCTGAGTATTTCTTCTCTCGATGCCATTTCCCTTCCCCTTTGATGGTTAATGGTTACCTTCCCCATACCACACCTTAAACCCGATGCAAGAGGAAAATTTAACCCATAGTTAGGTATGGGTCCAGGGGAGAAAATCGATTCCAGGGGCATCCTCGCGCTTCCACGCGCCACAGCACCCCGGTTCGTCTTGGATGCTTCGGCTCTGGCGGTTTGACCCTTCTCGTGGTGCTGTTTCCGGTTGGACTCTTCCTGGATGGAGCGTTGAGTCGCCTGTCAATGAAAAACGTGCAACCTGGTAGACACTTTTTTGTGCATTCCCACTTTCACCCCGGAAACTGCTGACTAGGTCGCGCCCAATTCCCACTTTTGGGGTCAAAAGGCAGGGTCAATTCCCACTTCCCACACAAGGACCCTCCAACCATTTTGGCGGCATCGTCGGCGGCTTTGTGGCCTTCACCTCCGCGCAAATTTGCGCTTAAGTCCGTTCGTGTTCCCTGTCTCTTCCGCGCCTCTTCCTCGAACATGGGATTGATCCGGGCATCGACCAGAGTTGTTACGGTTGTATTTTTTCTCTTGACATAGTTACGTGTGTATTTTACCATGAAATTATGGAACTTGAACTTGACGTTGCTGAGTAGTGAATGGGGGCAGATATGACCGTGTCACAGGAGAGAGCACAGAATTTAGCGAGACTGTTTTTTGAGCCGTTTATGCCAACGGATGATGTCTCTGAAATTACGGGAGTCCCTCCGGTTACAATCCGGCAATGGATGAACCGGGGACATCTTGAATTTCGCGGCACCCCACGAGTGCGCCAAGGCAAGGCCATGTGTTATTCCCCCGCGAACGTGGTTGAAACAATGGCCTTTGCATACATCTCCCATCTTGGACTTCCACCAAATAGATTTGCGGGGCAGGTTGCTTCTTTAGTCATGTCTGCCGCTTCGAGGTATCTGCACGACATGGCGGGGACATGGGGAGACTATGCAAGTAGGACCGAAGCAGAAAAGAATTGGCAGCGGTATATTATCGCCTACTACGATCCATCATACAAGGCCTTGCGATGGGTCGAGTCTTCCGTGCCAACATTGCAATTCCAGCCGCCGGATGCGGCATGGATCGTTTTAGACTCACACCTTCTCTTGGATAGGACCATCCAGGGGATTGACGCCTTAGCGGCGAGAAAGGCAGCAACCGAATGAAACGCGAATCAATGAGAGACCTTTTAGACACCCGCTCGCGCACCGTTGCCGAAATGCGGACCATTCTCGACAGTCCCAAGGGAATCGATGGCAACCTTGATGCTGATCAGGAACAGCGGTGGCAGACGCTCAAGTCCACGCATTCCGCTCTTGACTCCAAGATCGAACGCCAGGCATTCATTGATGACGCCGAGCGACGCATGCAGGGAACGCAGATCACCGGCAGCGGTGACGGCAGGCTTGACGACGAACTGAGAAGCTTCTCGCTGGTGAAGGCCATTGCCTCTCAGGTTCCTGACCTCGCCGGAAAGGTGGACTTCGGCAGAGAAGTGGAATTGTCCAGGGAACTCGAACGGAGATCCGGACGAAAGGCCAGCGGTATTATGGTTCCCATGCAAGCCTTCGAGCGCCGCGCCGATCCGATCACCACGACCCTTCCGGCGGCTGGACCTGGCAGCAACCTGGTTGCGACCGACTACCGGGGAGATTTGTACATTGACGCTCTCCGGAACGCTCTGACCATTCGGCGCTTGGGGGCACGGATCATTACGGGCCTTGTCGGCAATGTGGACATTCCCCGGCTCAAGGCTAGTGCAACGAGCGGTTGGGTTGCCGAAAATGCGGCGTTGACGGGGAGCGCGATGCAGTTTGAAAAGGCGAGTCTCACCCCCAAGCATTGCGGCGCCATGGTCGAGTTTTCGCGAAACATGCTCCTCCAGGCTTCCCCGGACATCGAGCAGCTCGTGAGAGACGACTTTGCTAAGATCCTCGCCGAAGCGGTTGACTCCGTAGCGATCCAGGGCGGCAGCGCGAATGAGCCGGACGGCATTCTCGCCACAACCGGGATTGGCGACGTGCCCCTAGGGACAAACGGTGGGCCGATCACTGCGGACGCCATAATTGACCTGGTGAACGCGGTCGAGATCGACAACGCGGTGGGGACGGCCTTCCTCACCAACTTCAAGGTGAAAAAAACAGCATCGAAGCTCAAAGACGGCGAGGGCCTCTACCTGGGCCTGGATACCGTTTTCCAGGGTTATTCTCGGGGCTTCAGCAACCTGGTTCCCTCGACGCTTGACAAGGGGACATCCACAGATGTCTGTTCCGCTATCCTCTTCGGCGATTGGTCCGACTTGATCCTGGGGTACTGGTCCGAATTGGACATTTTGGTGAATCCGTACTCTGAGACGGCGTACAGCAAAGGCAACGTCCTGGTTCGCGGTATGTTGACGATGGACATGGCGGTGAGACATCCTGAGAGCTTCGCAGCGATCAAGGACATCACGACGGCCTAGAGGGGTGTGACATGACTCTCCAGCTTGAAAGACGAATGGGGGTTGAAGTCAGAGCCAAGGGGCGGCGCTTGGAAGGTTACGCGGCTGTTTTCGGGGTCGAGACCCGCATAGGGAATTTCTCCGAGATCATCATGCCGGGGGCCTTCCAGGTCTCTCTTTTGAACCGGGATATTCTGGCGCTGGTCGATCACGATCACACACGGATTCTCGGGCGGACCTCTTCCGGGACGCTCCGGCTCTCAGAAGATACTCGAGGGCTGGCCTTCGAAATCGACGTTCCCGACACGTCGCCGGGCCGGGATGTGCTCGTTCTCGGGGATCGGAAGGACCTGGGGGGCATGAGCTTCGGGTTTACGGTCGCACCCGATGGCGAGCGGTGGCAGGGGCAGCGGCGGGAACTCCGGGCGGTGACGCTTCATGAGATATCGGTTGTTTCGGCCTGGCCTGCTTATGACGGCACGGTGGTTGCCGCTCGTTCCCGGATGCCTTCCAGACTCGCCTACTTGCACCGGCAATTGGAGGCTATGTGATGTGGCCCTTCCGAAAAAAAGTTGAAGAGCGGTCCTATGATCCTTCATGGCGTGCGCTCTCGGGATTGAGCACGGCGACGGGGACCCTCGTTAATCCGCGCCTGGCGGAAAACCTGAGCGTGGTTCTGGCTTCAGTCAACGCCATTTCGACAGCAATCAGCAGTTTACCGGCCTATGTCTACCGGCGCACCTCCAAGGGCCGAGAGATCGACACAGGGCACCCCTTGCAGGATTTGATTTATCAAGGGCCGAACCAATGGCAGACCTGGCCGGACTTTCTTGAGTTCATGATGTCGCAGGTACTCTTGCGCGGGAACGCCCTTGCCGAGATCCTCTCACCCGGGCGCGGCATGCTCGATGGATTGAAGCCAATTCCCTGGGAATATGTCAGCGTCCAGTTACTTCCTTCCGGTCGCCTGGTGTACGACGTCGCCGAGATCAACTCGATTTACGGGGGTTCTGGACGTCCTAGACGACTTTTGGACACGGAGGTTGCCCACTTGCGGGATAGGACCGATGACGGCCTGGTGGGCAAATCTAGGCTATCCAGAGCGGCGGCTGTGATCGATGCGGGTTACTCGCTGCAAGAGTTTTCCTCGAACCTCTATCGGAATGGGGTCCATCCTTCCGGTGCTCTTGAGGCTGACGGGAAGCTGTCACCTGAAGCTCTGAAACGGCTGGCTGAGAATTTCAGAGACGCATTTTCAGGAACCCAAAATGCAGCGAAAGCTCTTGTGCTCGATCAGGGCTTGAAGTGGAAAAGTGTTTCAATCAGTCCGGAAGATGCTGAACTTCTGGCCTCCAGGCGTTTTACAGGTGAGGAGCTTGCCAGAATCTACCAGGTTCCGCCGCCGATCATCGGCGACCTGACCCATGGAACGTTCACGAACTCCGAGACAGCCGGGCGATGGTTCGCTCAATTCACGGTGGGACCATGGGTGAGGAAGATCGAAGCTGAGTTTGCCCGATCCATTTTCACGGGGTCCGAACGAGCAACCCATGAATTGGAACTCGACCTCTCGGGCTTCATGCGGGCGGACCCGGAAACACGGTGGAAAAGCCATGAAGTTGCGGTACGCAACCGGATATTGACCCCGAACGAAATCCGGGAAACGGAAGGCTGGAATCCGCGACCTGGTGGAGATGAATTCGAGACAGCAGCAGCCCCGGCCTCTGAGGCGCCTAATATTGGATAGCGCGGGGGAAGGCGCTAATGGCCGAAGCTTCCCAAGGGGCTTTCATCCCTTTCCTCCCTTCGGCCTTTTTTCAAGGTGACTCATAAGGAATGAGCGTTGACGACCTCAAAAAAGAACTGGGCGATTCTCTTACGGCTCAAGAAGTCGCTGACATCTTCAGGATTGACGTCCGGACGGTACGGAAATATCCTGAACGTCTTGGCGGTGTGGAGGTTGCGCCGGGATGCCTACGGTTCTTTGAAAACAAGATTCGGAGGTTGATCGATGCCGACACAAACGATTCGTCGTGGTGTGCTTCGATGGCGCGGCGTGGTGAAGATGGAAGGCGAGATAGTCGCTTCCAAGTGGTTCGGGAAAGGCCAGCAGGAGCAAAGAAAGGCCATCCTATGGGAAGAGGGGAAAAAGCGGGAGATCGAGGAGAAATCAAAGACGACCCTCACGGCCTGCTTAAGTCCCTTGGCCTGGGCGAATGATTACTTGACCGACATGAAACGGAACTGTGTCTCGAAGACGTATCAGGAAAAAAAGACTGTGTTTGTCCATCTCCTCAAATTTGCAGGGAGCAGACCACTTGCCGAGTTTTCACCGGATTTCGCAAAGAAGTTTTTGAACAAGCAGTTTGACACAAGGTCCGGATATTCAGCGAACAAGGACCGGAAAAACTTGTCTGCGGCCTGGGAGTGGGGAAAGAAGTATCTTGACGGTTTCCCCAACATGGCAAACCCCTTTCTCGTGGTGGTACGGTACAAGGAAGAGCGCCATGACAGATACATCCCACCGGAAGAGGATTTCTGGAAGGTGTTTGAACTCTCACAGGGACAAGACAAGGTAATGCTCACCGCGTTTCTTTATCTCGCTGCCCGGCGGGGGGAAGTCTTCCGGCTCAAATGGTCTGATGTGGATTTCCATGAAGGAAGAATCCGATTGACGACCATGAAGACACACGGCGGGGAAATGCGGGCGGACTGGCTCCCGATGACAAAAGCGTTGAAGAGCGTTCTCCTGGGATGGTGGCAGGAACGACCATTCAAGCAATCCGAGCATGTTTTTACCATGCTGGGGGATGCTTTTTCAGCAAAGTATGGGCCTGGCGATCCGTTTATCTGTAGACAGCATTTCATGCGGAAGCTGTGCGACCGGGCCGAAGTGAAACCTTTCGGCTTTCATGCGATCCGCCATTTCTCCGCGGTGACTCTTTACAAGGCCGGGGAATCGATGAGCATGATTCAGAAGATTTTGCGTCACCAACATCCAGGCACAACCGAGCGTTATCTCAGAAGTTTGGGTTTCGAGAGCGATCAGATGAGAGATGCTCTTGAGAATTTGAACAAGGAACCGGCGAAGGTGATATCTTTGCCGCAAAAAGCAAGGACCCTCTGA